ATAATAAAACAAAAAAGAGTTAATAAATATTAATTGTGGGACAAAATGGAATCGAACCATTATCTATGGATTTTCAGTCCACCGCATTGACCACCTCTGCCATTGCCCCTAACATTTATTCCGAATAACTATAGATATTCCGACTAAACTTTAGATTTAAATTATTATTAATAGCTATTAAAAAACTATCAACAGATCCTCCATATATTTCTTCTTTGTTAAGAAAATAAATGTAATCATGTTTTACACAATCCATGTGAGTTAATACTAAATTATACTCTACATTATAGTCTAATAGATTATGTCTTTTTATAGCTATATTTAATAAATCAACATCAAATATTCCTCTTTTAAACTTACCTTGATAACCAGAATCTAGATTAGTTGGTTCCTCTAAAGTAAAAGTATTATTTACTAATTCTCCATATTTAGGTTCATAACCATTTCCATGTCTAGTTAAATAAGGTCTAGTTACTAAATATACTTCAGTATCTTCAGTTAAATATTTTTTAGGAATACCATTAAGTCCTACTTTAGATGGAGTACAATGTGGCATAAAACCATGTTCCATATCTAATAATAATCCTTGTGATCCTTCAAATATTAAACAATCATAATCAGGTTCTTCCTGATGATTCATTATTTCATTAAAATACTGAATATATCTCCTATCTAAATAATTATTTTTTGGATAATTATAATAATCTCTACATAATTCAAGATACTCTGATATATTTTTATAATTAGGAATAAATCCTCCAAATAATTTATCATTATATCTTTTAAATGTAGGAAATATTCCTTTTCCACAAGTTCCGTCAGAAATTATTTTAGAATCATTACGACCATACATTATATCATAATGAGTAATAAACATACATTTTTTAGAAATTATTGGATAAGGAATTTTTAATCCTAAGCTCAATAATTCTCGATATTCAAGAAACATTGATATAGGATCAATATATCCTCCAAGATATTTAGTAGGAACATTTAGTAGAGAACCACTACCAAATGAAGCAAATACGTGTGATACATCATTATGTACTACACGATGTCCACATTGTGGTCCTCCACTATAACGTATTACAAGAGGTTTTTTATTTAATTGTAAGGCTTCACGACATAGTTTATGAACAGTCCTTCCTTTACCTTCATCACCAAAAGCAAAGCCTAATACTATTTTAGTCTCCAAGTTCTATTTCTGGTGTTTCAGAATTATAAGACCTTAAAACTAATTCTGGAATAATATCTACTATATCTTTAGCATCTCTATCAGTAGAAGTAATATAATTTTCTCCTAATAATTTAGACCAACAAGATACAGTATCTTTATCTCTACCACATCCACCATTCTTATAGTTAATATGATAAACATCCCACTTTTCTTTAGTATCTTCTAATAACTTAGAAGTAGGAAGATCTTTTTCAGATATTATTCCAAAATATTTTTGTAAAGTAGCTTTATTGATACTCTTATGACAAGCTTCATCACTAATAGTAATGATTACTCCTTTCTTATTTCTAAGATTATAAGAATCAGTATCAACATTATTAAGAGCTGTAAACCATACTAAATTAGGAGATTCAGCACCATCACCTCCTCCTCCAGATTCAATATAAGTATTTTTGAGCCACTTTTCCATAAGTTCATCAGATGATTCAAATTGTCCAACTTGAATTGGAGATCTATCAGAATACTGATCACCAAAAGCCATAAAACAAACTTGAGGATCTTTAACTCCAGCATCAAGAATAGTCTTCATAATTTCTGGAAAAGCATCTTTAATAAGATACTCTGGAATATAACCCATACTTCCAGTAACATCTAATCCAATAATAATTGGAAAAGATTCTGGATGTTCTTCACTATCTCTAGATTCTCTTATTTTACCATTAATGATCATATCTTTATAAATAGATTCATTATGGAATACTGTTTCTCTAGACTGATTAGCATAAGATCTACTTCTAGTAGATGATGCTATATAATCATAACTTCCGCCACCCATTACTTATCTGTATTAGTTGGTTGTTGTCCAAACATTCCCCCAAACATTCCACCCATATTTGATTGACCACCAAACATAGACATCATAGCCATAGTACCAAACATATCTTTGTTCTTACCCATCATAGCCATAAGCATCATAGGATTAAAACTACCACCACTATTAGAAAATAAATTCTTACCTTGTGGTGTCATAGCTAACATCATTAATGATTCTACATCAAAAGAATCACCACTAGCCATCGCAAAGAATATAGGATTAAATCCATTAGAGTCATCAAAATTAAACATATTGATAAGAACTCTAGAAGTAGATTGACCTAATAAGAAGTCTTTAATTTCTTTCTTATTATGAGTATAACCACTATAAGATAAAGTCTTTAAAGAACCATCAGCGTTTTTACTAATAACCTTTGCATAAGATCTTCCATTTTTAATAATATCTCCAACTTGAATATTACTATTAGTTTTAGAAATACTATAAACTGGAATATCTATAACCATTTCTGGTGTAAATGCAGTTAACTCATTATCTGCACCAATTCCTACATATTCCCCATCTATTGGGACACATAAAATACCATTTAATGACATTTTAACGTCATTTTCCTTTTGAGGTATAAATTGACTTTTATATTTGTCAACAATACCGCCAAACATTCCGTTTTGCTGCATATTCTTTTTAGATATTAATTGTTTAATAGGATGCCCATTATAAGTATCCTTTTCTGAATCAAATACATTAATAACAGTCATGTTATCATGTTTATCATTACTAACAATATCACCTATTTTAAAGGATTCTTTATCTCCTAAATACATGTATTGTTTACCAGATTGGGTTTTTACATATACTATCTTATGCATAATAAATTAAGTTAAAGTAAGAGACATCTAAGTGAGATTCGAACTCACGTAACTTGTTTTGCAGACAAGCACCTAACCACTCGGACATTAGATGTAAAACAGAACATTAAAGTTATCATCATTTATTTCATAAAATGTTTAACTAATTTGCTGAAATGTTCTTATTAATAATAATGAAAAGTGTGTGCGCCCACTGGGACTCGAACCCAGGACCCCAGCATTAAAAGTGCTGTGCTCTGCCAACTGAGCTATAAGCGCATAGGGAAAGGGTTGAATAATTCTACGAATGCATTACCATCTCGACTAGAACATTGCTCCTCTCCACATATATTTACCGAATTAATTGTTAGGGATAGAGGATTCGAACCTCTACTAACAGAATCAAAATCTGTTGTGCTAACCGTTACACCAATCCCCAAAATATTAATGTTTATTTTTGTAATTTGGTGGATAACAAACATTATCATCACATTTTATCTCTGTCTCATCTTCAGTATCTGGAAAAAGTCTATCTCTAAGATTATCTTTCTCACAACAAACATTACCACAATTCCATTCAGCTCCTTCTCGAGAACTTCCTGCTAATAATGTTTGAGTTTCTACTTTAATTACAGTTGTTTTTGGTTTTATATAATTCATTTTATTAATTTTTTTAGTGATTAATTTAATTTTAGATATGAGATTACAAAGTTATTAAATATATTTAAGAAAACAAACATCCAAAATAAATTTTTTATTATTTTAACATTTAATATTTCTCAATAGTAATTCATCAATTTCTTTCTGTGTAAACCAACTTTCTAATGTGAGAGGTTTATCAGAATATAATAAAGTATCATATGTATATTTCTCTGGATAATAATCTATTGCCCATACTTCAGGAATAAGATTATTTTTTGCCCGATAAATATCACATTTAACAGATAAATCTACTAAATGATTTTTAAATGCAAATACTTCAAGATTTCTATCTAATAGTTTATCACATTTCTTCATTTCATAATAGCTTTTAGCTACTCCTATTAATGAAAGTATAGTTCCTACTAGAAAAAGTATTATTAATATTTTTGTCATTTTTATAAAAATAAAAATAGTCCAACTATTTCTAGCTGGACTATATAGTTTTAAACAAAATTACTCTGGCATACTCATATTTACTACATATATAACAATATACCATATTGCATAATATAGTAATAATCCAAATAACCATTTAAGATATTTATAAGTTTTTCTCATATCTAAATATTTTATATTTTGTAAATCTATAACCAGAAGCAGGAAACATAGATTTCTGTTTAAAATCAGAAACCCATTGTTCACCATTCCATATTGCTATATGCCCAAATATATGGTTTTTAATAGCAGGAAATACTATTATATCACCTTTATTATAGTCTTTTGTATTTATTACTTTAAAACCATATTTCGGTAATACTTTAGAATAATAATATGCTGGATAAATTCCTATTGGGCATCCTCCTGCTTGCATAGCTCGCATAACAAACCATGCACAACAAGTATGTGATTTACTTAGTGCATTATCTGTAACATATACAGCTGACTTTTCTGGATTATAACTAAAATTTCTACTCCATATACCAAAAATAGATATAAGTAAAATTGCTGTTAATAAAATCTTTTTCATTATTATTATTTATCTAATTTATTCATATTGTAAGTTTTACCTCTTGACATTACTGATTCAGAAATTCTTTGAGAAGTTCCTGGAATATTAGACCAAACTTTTGCCATTTGATCATATCCATTTTTATCAAAGGCATGACATGTACCATCAGATGATACTCTAAAATCTAAACCTAATTTTTTAGCTTCTACAGCACATGTATGAGTTATATTATACTATTCTCTTTTTGGATCATTAGAAGATGATACTACATAATTATATGCTTTATCAGTATCTACATTAGGAATACTTGTTATAGTATAATCACCAGTCTTTGTATCTGATAATAATGATTCTATTCTACGCATGTATACACTATCATTTTCTGTAGATTTTTTATTAGGTAAATCAATTACTCTCCAATTTCCTCCTTTAGTATTTCTTCTCTCTGAACCTATTACATATGGCATATCTTTATCATATCTACCATATTCTATATATTTTGACTTTCCATTATTATCTACTAATATAGTAGCTGCATGACCTACAGGAAGATAATTACCATGTAATCCAGTTACTTTATTAAATGCACCACCTAAATCTATAGATCCAACTTTAATGGCATTTTCTGCAGAACCTTTAAAATTAGGATAATTAATAAATATACTATGTCCAGTATTATCTTTTCCAATTATATTATCCGCAGAATTCTAATTATATAATTCATACATTCCATTTCCTGCTAAACTACTTCCAATTGCAGTAGAAACTATAGGATGTTTTTTAATCTACTATCTTATAACTCTAGGAATATATGTTAAATTATTAATTCTATCTTGTTTAATCTAATTAGCTCTATTAACTATAGCATTATTTTTTACAGTATTATATGCTGTCTATTTAGCATTACTTAACCCCTATTCCATTTCTGGCGTAAGTTTGTAACTTCTCTATTTAGCATTAAGATATGTTTTATCTGCTTCTGCAATATTTTTAGAGAAGTCATTAAAAGCATTTCTTCCAGCTTGTAATGCTTTACGTTCAGCCTATCTAACCCATAAAAATCTATTATCGAAATTACCATTCTTATTTACTAAAGCTTTCTTTCCAGCCTAAGCATTCCATTCTTTAGTAGCTTGTGCTGTACCATTAACAAAGTTTTTAGCTTTATTAAATGCCCTTTCTCCAAAACTAATTGCTGGTTTAACAGCTTCAGAAGCTCTCTCAAATACTTCTGGAGCTTTCTTAGCTAATTCTGGTACTCTTTCAATAAGTTTTATTACTTTACCTAACTAATGTTTAGGAATAAGTTGTCCTCCATTTTTATACTATCCTAAACTATATGTCTTCATGGATACAGGATTTCCTGCATACATAAATGACATAGGATCTGCAGCCATTGTATAATGCCACATTGGGGCAACTACATTTCCTAAATATTTTCTTGCACCTAATGCCTAAGTAGTTCGTATAGGACTAAATGTATTTTTTATATTTCTTGCCATTCTTGATCCTGATCGTATATTACTAAGAACTGGAACAAAGTCTAAATCCTTAGCTTGTGAAATATTTTTTACTGTATTTTTTGCTGCTGTTTTTACTCCAGAAGTAACTACATCTTTAGCTGCTTGTGCTCCAATTTTAGAAGCAGATCTAATTCCAGATACTGCACCTTTAGCTGCACTACCAGCTCCTTTTAAACCAATTACAGAAGTAACAGCATTACCAAAATCAGTTAAATCTTGTCTATCTTCATCATCACCCAACCACTAATCGCTAAATATAGATCTATCATGAAATCCTTTATTATTAGAATCCCATGGTGCACGCCACTATCCAGTCTATATAGCATAACCAGCAGTATTAGCTAATTTAGATGGATCTAATGCTTTTCCAGCTTGTCCAATAAATTCTTTAGAACTTTCTGGAAGTACTTTATTAAGAGCAGCACCAACAGTTCCAGCTAATATATGATTTACAAATCTAGAAGCATCTCCCATAGCTCTAGTTGCACCTTTATTAGTAAATGGATTTCTATACATAAAATTTCTAGCGTCATCGCTAGCTAAATTTAAATTACGTACAAAATTATTATCCGTAGTTTTTGGATCATATATTTTTTCAGCAGTTACTTGTTTAGTTGGTTTAGATATTTGTGGTTTAGACTAAATATAAGGTCTATTAGCAGATGCTACTGAATCATTCCTCCATTTATTATTTTGAAATACATGCTAAGCCTTAATATTATCCATATCTTGTCTATTTACTAATAATTTATTATTAGCACCTCTGGTAAATCTCTTGGTCTTATCATCATATAATTTAGTAGAAGTTCCATCACTATTAAGCTATAGATAACTTCCATCAGAATTTTTAATTCTATTTCCTAATCGTATACGTTGACCATTATTATACCATCTTTTTTCCTAATTATTATATGTAAATGCCATTATCTTCTAGCTATTAATTTACTACCATTTCTAGAATAAGGAACATATTCATAATTAACTTCTTGTATTTGTGGTCCAGTAAATTGATTATTTACTCTTTTACCTCCAAGTTGTTTAAATATTTCATATGCTCTCATAGATTTCTATCCCCAAAGACCATCAACATCATTTGGATTTAGAATACCTGCATTTACCATAGCTTGCTAAGCATTAGCTACTTCTTCACTAGATTTAAATCCGTATCTTTGTGCATTATCTGCAAATACATCTTTAGATCCAGTAGCTTTTGATATAAGTTTTCCAGATGCATCTGAAATACTTCCATTTCTATGTTGTACATATCCCTAATTATATAATGAATTTGGATCAAACACTTCTTGTTTTCCAGTTAGAGAATTAAATCTACTTAACTATCCATTATTATAGGAATATCCTGTATTATTCTTCTTTTGTTGTTGTTGAGGCTTACTAACTGCTGGCTGAACTCCTGTATCATTATTTGCAAAAGCATTATAATAAAGACCTCCAGCTCCTGCAGCTAAACCAGTTCCTACTAAAGTATTTTTAATATTTCTATTTACTCTAGCTTTTCCATAAGACATTAATCTAGAATTAACATCTTTAATATGTTGTGAAGCAATCTATCTAGCATCCTATCCTTCTTCTAAAGATTTAGTTGCTTCTTTTCTAGCCTTATTAAATCTAGCTAGACCATCACGATATTTTGGATTTTGTTTTATTCCTTGTTTAACTATATTTTCAGATACGTTAAACTTAGGAACACTTACAGATTTTACTGCATTCTTAGCTTCTCCAAATCGATCTGTAATACTAGTAGCATATTTACCTATATTTTCACCAAAACCTTTAACTGAATCAGTTACTTTACCAACTTTTTCAGTAACTGTTGGCATAACTTCAGCTATCCATTTTTGTGCTGGCTTAATATGATCTAATAATTTTATAAAAGTAGCTCCGCCACCATACATTGGAATCTATCCTCCAGACTAATATCTAGGGACTAATTTGTTTGTTGGTGAATATTTAACTTCACCAGAATTTAATAAAACTCTCATCTTTTTAACGTTAAAAATTAATATATAGTTTCTCTTTATAAAGCGAAATATACTACATTAAATTTTAAAATCAAAAAGAAAAAGTCCCAAATTAGAAATTAAATTCTAAAATGGGACTTAATATTAGATTGTCAGTTTAAGTAATAGTTCTTGATTCATTGCTACCTCAAATAACTCTTCAGGAGTTTTTGGAATAACAGTTTGCTTTTCAGTTCCTGTTAAAAATGCCATTGCAGCACCATCAAATCCTGCCATATAGAAGAAATTCTTCTCATCAGCAAAAGATTCAAACTTCTGTCTTTCCTTATCTTTAGAATAATATCCGTTAGGAATATCCCAAAGAACTATTGTGAAATTATCCACAAATTCATCAGAAAAACCTCCACCTCTTAGTATTTGTTTGAAACGTTTAAAAGTAGATAATTTATTATTATCATAACTATCAAACTCTCCATCACTAATACAAATAACTCCAGAAGGAAAATCACTCTCAGAATAACCTTTTTTCTTAAGATCTATAAATAATTCTGCAACTCCTAAGAAATTAGTAGAACCTACATAGTTGTAAGAATTAACTGCATTATTATACTTGTCTAAATAAGAATCTCCTTCAAAATTACAAATTCTTACTGAAGAATGGAATTCTAAGAATGTATTAGCAAACTTTCCAGTAAGTAGTTCACTAAAATATAAACCCATAGCAAAAGCTACTCCAAAAGAAGTCATATTAGTTCCTCGAACTTCTGATTGCATAGAACCTGAAGTATCAATACAACAAATAAAGTTAGACTTAGTAGTCATATCTTGTTTAGCTGTATTTAATAAAGTTTCAAACTGCTTATTAATTGTAAGCTTTTGGAACTTATTAAGCTTTGAACTATTTTTAAAGAGTTCAAATGGATATCCAGTAAACTTAGCAGTAGATTGCTTATTGATCCAATCAATGTACTGTTTATCTAGATTATGTCTAGATATAAAGTTATCTCCACAAGCAGCAATATATTTTCTTCCTTGATCATACAAATATGTGCGATCAGAAGTTAAAGCAGTTAACGCTTTTCCTGGAATTTTATCAAAGATCTCAGTTAATCCTTGATAATCTCCTTTAGAAATCAATTGCTGGAAAGTGTGAGCTGTACCAGAAGCCTTTAATTGTCTATACTTTTTGTAAGCAATAGACTTTTCCCAACCATCAAAAAGCTTTACAGCTAATTGCTTACCTATAAAAGACATACACTGTCTATGTAAAGACATACCTTCTTTAATAGGACGAATAGTTGGAAGGAACTTCTTAACTAATTCAGATTGCTTTGGATCTTTTAATCCTTGAATAATGAAATCTAAAGTATAGTGCCATGATGTATGTTTAGTAGCACCTAATCCTTTATAAGATAACATTAATTCAAGAATCATAAACAAATCCTTCCAAGATCCTTCAGCAATAAATACTGGAAGATTCTTTTTGTAAGTCTTTGTCTTATATAAAGCAATCCAAAGAAGTCTTAATCTGGCTTCATTCTTCAAACCTTGTGCTCTAAAGGTAGATAACTTTTCACCATTAAAATATGGTTGTCTAGTAATACCTCTAATATAGCCTTGAATCTTCAAAGCTGTAAGAGCATCTTCTTTCCAAAGAAGATTCATATCTGCGAAAACATCATTAATATCTCTAGGATCAAGATATCTGCTAAGATTAGCAAAATCATCAATAAAGATATTTCCAGAAGTATCATATTTCAAAGAACCATTGTGACTAGTAGTCTCATGTTCTTGTTTATACGCTTCTTTTTCAAAGATGTTTTTAAACTCTTTCTTTTGTTTTTTTGCAGGCTTTTCAAATAAAGCCTTTTTAAGCTCCATCATAATTATTCTTTTTTAAAGTAAATAAATTTGTTCCACTATAGGGACTCGAACCCTAATTCCTCACAGAATGAGCATCTTACCAAATTAGACGATAGTGGAAATCCTTAATTATGCTTCACAATCAGGATCAACTAAGCCATCAAATATTTGTCCAATGAGTACGTCCTTGACTACTCGCTTGACAACTTCTAAAGACTTTGGACTTTTTGTTAGATATTCTCTGAGCATTACATACAATTGATCTCCAGTACAACATACTGCAGTCTGCATAGTATCCTCATAGGTTGCTAATAAAAAGCATCCAACTTTTGATTCTGGAGTTATTGGATTAGCTCTATGAAATTGATCTAATCCATTAGAAAAATTTTCTACTAACTCTACAAATTCTTGATCTTCTTTCTTCATAATTATCTATTTTTTAAAGATTAATAAATATTGTGGGAATAATGGGATTCGAACCCATAAAATTATGCTCCTAAGGCATACGCGTCTACCAGTTGCGCCATATTCCCAGTTAACAGTTGAAAGAGCATTATACTTTAGAAACTAACTGTTAAATCATTCTTTTGGTTAATTACTCCAAACAGAATAATAAGTTTCTTACTACGATACCAATTCTAAAGTGCTATTGATTGGACCCTTTCAGGATTTAGTAGCCGTCAACCCCTTATTTAAGTTATAAGGAACTCTCAACACCTAGCACAAATATTGAAATTAAATAAATACAGTCATACACCCTACAAATGCTGTATAGGTATAATATTGACTATATTGACTATAATCAGGAATTTCCTGAAGATAAGCTTTAGGAATATTTATCCAGCCATATCCATTTTGATAAGCTGCAACATAATATCCATTTTCATCACTAGCTACTTTAAGTTTGACAGCAGTCCAACCAGTAGTAGTTTGTGCAGTAGCCATGATTACTTGATAATGCACTTTTGGTGGATTATAAGTAAATGGTTTAGTTGTTGGAACTGATCTACCTACTGGTGTATAAGTAGATGGTGTAAATTGCGCATTACATACTAAACATGTTAGAAGTAATACTAATGATAATATAAACTTTTTCATATCTTTATTTTTAATTAATTACAAAATAAAAAACTTAGTCTATCTTCACAGACAAACTAAGTCCCGATCAATAATCAGCTATATAAAAAATAAACTCCAAATATACAATGTAGCTCAGACAGGACTCGAACCTGCACGGGCATTCCTGCCCAAGGGATTTTAAGTCTCTCGTGTCTCTCCAGTTCCACCACTGAGCCATAAGTAGCCATTCTGTTTCACAACAGTAAGCTACTACATAAGTTATAGCATTTCTAAATTTCAAATGAAAGAAAAAATGGGTCACACTGGGGATTCGAACCCCTAACTCCAGATCCACAATCTGACATGTTACCATTACACTAGGTGGACCATAAACGGAACATTAATTTATTAACCTACAAATAATTATGGACACAATAAATAAATAATTTGCTGAAATGTTCCTAAAATATTAACACGACTGTTGGCGATAATAGAATCGAACTATTATAAACTATCCATAGTCGCCAATATGCAACCCCCTTAGAATGATTCGAATATTCGGGACAAAGAATCAAACTTCGGGGGTTGTTTTATTCTAATTTTTCAGTAAAAGTTGCTGATTTGTCCCAATAACAATAATTAAAACTTTATGAGTTACAAAGATAATATATGAAAGATATATTTTCAATACATTGAAAGTTAACTAATGTTAAACTTCCTGCATTTTGAATATTTTTTCTTTAATATCTTCTGGTAGCTTTTCTACAGCTTCCATATCAATTCCAGAAGGAATATAGAGCTTACAATTCCTCTTAGCACAATGTGGTTTAAGGAATTTAGCAAATTCTTCTGGATTAAGAGAGTCCAAGAAAAGATTAACCTGTTCTGCAGTTGCTGATTCTACAGCAACTTTAATATGATGCTTAGTTTTTCTTAACTTGTTGAACCATTTTTCCACCTTTTTAATATGGATTGGTATATTTTGCATGATATAATCATACTCACCCTTTTCACGATATTTTTTAATTAAAGTGGAATCTTCAGTCATCTCAGCAATGAGATGATTAACGTAAGACTTAGTCGGAATACATAGTTTTAAAATATTTTCCAATTCTTTTCGATTATACACTTTACACTTATCCAAGTAAGTGTTTAGTGCCATAGTAACTGCTTCATAATTTACATTAGATTTCATAATACATCCCATTTAATAATGATTATACAATAAGGTTCTTTTAAAATTCCAACTGCAAATCCTTTTCTTTTTAAAGAATCTACAATTTCATCCAAATATGGATTTACTTCCTTAGGAATATTATCAATGGTTAGCTTACATTCATTATAAAGCTTAGCCATATTATAAATTCTCTCGTTAATCTCTTCTTTAAATTGATTAACAATGTCCTTTCTGGTAGTAATTTTAGAATGCTTAGACAACATAGTTGCCAGCTCTTCGTTCATATCTGGATATTCTTTTTTAATGAAGCTAAACATTATCTAATAATGCTAGATAAGTAAAACTTCAAATCCTCATGACATAAAATAAGAGGTTGACCCTTATACATATTCATAAGGTACTTAGTGTGCTCATTTGCTGGGAGTATGTCACAAACTTGTCCAAGTTTGTCAGTCTTAACTGTAAATGCAACTGACCCATTTTGATCCTTTACTTCTAATGATTTAAGATACATAATAATTTTTTGTCTTTAATGACTATAATTCACACTTTCGTGTGCACTCCAATATCTTTTTTAAAGAAGAGCTACTATTATTCACTCTATAAAAAAATATAAAAACTTTGTAGTTTATACTCCTAAAACTTAATTACTTAAGAAACTGGAGTACCCTCACTAGCTTGGGAAAAGTTGATATGAGTTTTTTCTGTATAACATGAACAAAACTAAGATACTTTCAAAACACCTGTACAATGGATCAATTCTGGAAGTTGAATCCAATCTGTAGTTTCTTCTGGTTCCTCTAAAAGATTATATATTTTAATAATATCATTTTTTAAAGGATAGATATAATCAGAATAACCACAATGAACTGGTCCTATTTTAAGAAAAGCTCCTTTACTAGTTATTTTATAATGAGTTACCATAAAATGAAATCTCATATTAGAATTAACGAGTAAGAAGTTTATTAATCCCATTGTAGGCTCTATAATACTTATATTCAAACACATAAGACTCATAGAGTGAGCATTTAATCCTTTATTATTAAAGGTATCTCTTAACTTTGTGAAATATTGCTCATCTATAAAGATTCTAGCATTCTTAATGTCAGAAATCTTTTTGTCAATTAAATTTTGATCCATTTTAATAGCTTATTATTGTTAATATCTTTTTTAATGTCCTCAATAATATAATAAATACCTCTATTCAAGATATTATAATATTGATTCTGAATGATACGAAGATCCTCTGGTTCATTAGATTTCATCCACTCTGTAAGAGTATCAGTCCAAAGACTATTAATATCACCTAAAAAGATATTATCAGGAGATAAATCAGATAAACTTTCTGTTCTAAATACACCATACTTATTTGGACAAAGCATATATGCTTTATTACATCTTGCATAAAAAGCATTAATCAACTTCTTATTAAAATTATAAAGTTGATCTAATGTTTGACTAAGAGGTAACGTCTCATCAAACTTTTTTGCCAAAGTTAATTCAGCTAAAAGCTCTAACTTGCGATGATGACACTTTGTGTACTTAACAGCAACTATTACTGATAATACTACTACAACTGAAAAAATGATTAATAAATACATAACTGATTTTTGTTTTAATTATTGTTTAAAGAAAAGTGAATACTCAAATTTATAATCCAAAACAATAAGAGCCGAAGCTCTTACTGTTTAAGCTGTATAAAACAGCATTTTGGATCTATGTCTGCATCATCTGGAATTATGATTAGCATATCTAATAGATTTTGATATCTATTTCTAATACACTAGCCCAACTATTCCAAGGATCATCATACAACATTTCGGTATACCAATCTACCTTGTTACCAATAATGCGAATAAGATCCTCTACAGATACAGCACCAAACTCGATGAATAAAGCATGTAATGTCGTCATAACTTTAAATTTTTAAATGAAACAAAAAAATATAATGTGACATAGTTTCATTTTCGAGTTTAATAAATTAAGTACTTTAGATTTTAAAAAACATATACCTTATTTACTTCGTGTATATGCAAAAAATAATTTTTTAGGACTATTCGGAAACGTTGAAATTACTGTCTAACCAGTGGTTAATAACAGTTCCAACTTTATTTCCAATTAGTGCAGCACCAATAGATGCTACACTAAAAAGAAAGAGAGTTACTAACATTAATAATATTTGTTGATAATTGGTAAAAGGTCTTCTTTAGATACATAAGAGAACTTTAAAAGAATATTTTTCACTTCTTGGTAAAAATCTATATCAGTATCTGTAAAAGACTGAGATAATTTAAAACAGTCAGATATGATAAAAGATATAGACTTATTAGATACTCTTTGAGCACCCACAAAGTCAGATCTAGAATTTCCAGAATTTAAACAATGTCCTAAATTACTTAGAAAATTATTATGTTTCTGAAAAGCTAATCCACCAAGATAGACATTATAAATCTTAGATCTTTCTGCTCTCTTTAATGAATGACTGAAACAACCCATTCTTCCATTTTTAATTCCTATAGAAATACCTACAATATTTTCTAAAGGAAGTCCTTCTTTGATATATGAAATGAGATGTCCTACCTCATGACATATTGTTGATTCACGATTAAACATATGCTATAACTTATTTTGATTGATTGATAATTCTAAAGAAAAACCTCCAGATTGCTCTGGAGGTAAACATTTAATAATAACTAAAATGCTCTAATTACTATCATGTTTTTGTTTTTATATATGCTAAAAGAATTTTGATATAAAGATATCTAAAACTCTGTAGAGCCAAATTTCAGTTGTTGATGACAATTAAAAAAAATTTTAAAAAATTGTTTTCAACTAACTCGGTAAAAAATCTATTTATTTTGTTCTTGACTATACATCCATTTAAATTTGGATTCTGGAATATCTGGCAAATTGTCAATTTCTTGGAGTAGGGAGAGACCACTCACCCATTTTATTCCCATTCCACGAACAATTTTGAATGGATTGGCTCGTTCTATAATGAACCATCCTAAGTGGTTGTTAGAATGTTTATAGATTGGAAGCCAAAAATCTTTCGAAAGATACAATCTTTGTTTCGTGGTAATTAAACCATATACTGTAATATACTTTTCCATCGACTTTATACAAACATTTAATTAAAAAATATACAAACATAAATGGAACAAAGACAAAAAATAGGGGAAAAGTGATTATCTCACTTCTCCCCATTTTTTCTTATTACATCTTTGCAAAAAGATAATAAGTGTTCCAAGACTCAAAACGCTTGTTGAAATTGCGACGGATAGCCACAATCTTCAATTCTTGATTATAAACCAAGCCACCTTCAAGACAAGCACGTGCGATTGTTGACATCTTGTTGTTATCAAACTTAACAACGTTCTTAATATCAAAATCGCTTGTAATTTCAAGCTGTGGATTGCCGTTGTCATCAACTTCAGAAGACACCATATTTCCGTCTACTTCTGACATTTGGAATTGTCCAACGTTGAAATACTTTCCAACCTTTGGAGTTCCTGCCAAAGTAGCCAAAGAAATAGTACCACTGTCAGTAGTTGCGTCAAGCCAACTTACTGGTCTGCCATCAATCTCCGAACTCGTTGGAGTGTCTGCAAGTCCTGTAACCTTGAAAGTATCACCGAGTGACCGACCTTCATTGTTAAGTACTTTGTCATTTTTCTCACTGATGAAAGATAACACTTCACTTGAAACACCCAATTTCTCTAAATCTGAAAATTTTTCCATTTTGTTTAATTTTTTTTAATTATTATTAAATGTTTGTGAATAGATTAAATATATAATATATTTTTTCTATTCAAAGGTGGTGGGGGGACTAAAATTGTAGTGTACTCTCTCTTCCATCACATACAAAATTTTTTAAAAAATTGTCCTAATTTTT